GCATATGACCCACAGCGCCCGACAAGTCCCGCATATGACCCAGATCAACCTCCACTGAGTCCAATGAGTCCGGCGTATGACATGGAGAGTCCAATGTCTCCTGCGTATGACATGGAGAGTCCAATGTCTCCTGCGTACAATCCAGACCCAATGACACCGCCGGAATCTCCAATGCCCCCGTGTTACGACCTTGAATACGACGTGCCCGTTTACGACCCCGGGGACGATGTACCTCGTCAAAATAAGAAGCGAAGGACTTATTGTTAATGACTACGGATTGAAAAAACAAATCTGAAAGCGCGCATAAAATAATCAAATATGCCATATTATCAAAGTTTTCTCTTGTAACTCCTATCATGTTACCTATTAAACCTCCTAATTCATCTGCAACCACGTTACTTAGATTGGAAACCGCCATTAAGAGTGCATAAAAGGTTCCCTCTACACCGTCTTTTGCGTTGTGTGCAATGACAACAATGAGTGGCATAATTAACCACATACCAAAAAGTGATTGTCCCACTGTATCCAATATAATAATCCATAAGCTATCGTTTACTCTGGTAACCACTAACAATTGAAAAAGCTCACACAAAACGCCACAGTAACACGATATTCTCATTAATTTCAAAGGGTGGACCTTTAACAGGAATGTTTTATATGTAAATGTGGAGAATAGGAATGAAATAGCGGAAGACAGTGTGATCCATTGAAATTGTTCCGGTGTAAAATTTAATTCTTTGCGTAGGAAATAGGTGTAAAATGGTCCATAGTTAGGTCCAACACCTATTAAAAAAATGGAAAATGCAAGTGCTCTTTTTTTGTATACGGACTTCCATAGTTTCTTGCATATGTTGTCAGGCGATGAACTGGTGTTTATGTCTAGTTTCCATATCATGGTGGCCATTATCATGCATGGTAATGCCATCAATTGAAACACCATCTGTGAACCGTACATTTCGTAGATGATACCGCCGCATGCAGAACCAACAACGCTTCCGAGAGCACGCGAAGTCCAGCAGTTGCCTTGCGTTTTACCTTTTATTTTTTCTTTTTTTGCATAATCAACCGTGATGCAATCTGCACACACGTCTGAAAAACACATGAGAAAGGATATCATGGTCATGGTAGCAACCAGACTACTTTTTGAATAAATTAATTGTGGCAATACGATGTACAAGTATGCCAACATGATTCCACAGAAAAAGATGTAGGGTCTTCGTTTCCCCCAATCAAATACCTTGAATTTATCGGATATCATACCAAACAATGGCTTAATGCACCATGGTGCCGCGATAACCCCGTAAGACATTGTCATTTCTACAGGTGTAAATTTAAGCGTGTCCATCATTTCAAAATTCATGGCTATTGTCCCGAATGATAAACAGAAGCCAAATGTAAAGTAACAAACATAGAGAGATAGCATTTAAATGCACGAATTAAGTATTTATATAAGTTAAAAATTTAAGGCTCTTCTCCTTAATTGTTGGGGTCCACTTGGCGGTGGCGGTATACTATCTGGAAATTTCACGCGATCGTCTTCATTCCACCATTGACCTTTATCATAGTCGCATGTGTCATAAATAAGCTGTGCTTTCATTAGGTTTAATACCTGTTGTTGTGCTTCGGATGAAATCGGTTTGACACCTCTCATAAATCGAACATCTTTGAAGGGGTTGCGTATTGAGTAGGCAATGCTCCACATCACACTGAAAAAGGCTATGTCTGCAAAAATATAGAGAAAGTAAGCAACTGGAAACATGCCATCCATAATGTTCAAGCTTGTGCTTCGGGTTATTTTGCCCATGTAGTTGTATGGCATAAATACAGCGTAAATACTAAGCATAACTGCCCTGTAAAAATGGACCACTACTGGTTCTCTGTATGTCTTGATAGAAGACATTTCTCCCCATGATGCGTATATACCGTCCCATTTTGCGTACACTGCACTCATCACCGCAGATCCTTCATCGGAACCAAATCCAAGATCATTTTCTGATATTTTTATAATTTCATCTAATAAAACAGTCATGAGTGTTTCAAACAGGTCGAGTTTACTTGTTTCTTGAATTTGCTTAATTTTCTTGTACAAACTAATTTCATATGTGGTTGGGCCATGCTGGTCTATATTTCTTATATAAGCCATCCAGTACAATTCATCGTATTTATTCTTTGGAAAGGCAAATATCTTTAGTTTCTTGTCATTATCTCCATCGGTAAAACGCCTGTGCTTTTCATATTCTTCATATTTTGACCATTTAAATTTTTCTCGTCTATTCTCCAAAGAACACCAGCAATTTTTGTTGCAATGACAACCCAATCTGTAAAAACATTTCCAATATCCACAACAGGAGTGATTATCGAGACAGCAAAATATACGCAATGGAAATGTATTCGGTTCACTCGCTGGTATTTCTATGTAATTTTTGTATGTCTCCAAATCATCAACATTTGCTTCAGTTTCGTACTTTCGCATCAACCAGTTACACAATCCTTCTTTTAAGCGCTTTCCCTTCAATACAATTCTGGCTACTGGTGTAATTACTGCCAAAATAACGCGTATTTTTTCATACTGCTTTTCTACATCTGGTTTATATGTTAATTTTCCCCACTCGTCGTACCTGTATTTTTGGGCATCGTATGTTAGATGCACTAAAAACATTGCCATTGCCTTGATATCACCCGCCAGTGCTTCAAAAAGACGAATCTCCTCTTTGTATTTTGTGAGACCAGAGGACAGTGTCATGGTGAGCATAAACACCATCGTGGCTTGAATAACGCCATACAATATTCCGGAATGCTGGTTGTCTATTGTGGTATCGATGCAGTCTTTATCAATGACACTTTGGTTTAATGAATTGGAGCTTACCATAGATATTTCGCCGTAGTTTGGTATTTTAGCTTCCCATATGTACTTTTCAACCCGCTCTGGACATTTTGATTGTTGTAAATCTCCTATCCTCGTATTGGCGATAACGATGGAAGAAATGAAGGCTATTATGATTATAAAATAACACGCGCACGTAGGATGAAAAATAGTATCGGTCCACGAGGTTAAACAAGCGCCAACTGCCGTTGTTTCGGGTTCAGAAAATTTTCGAATTTTTAGTAAACCGTCTGATGGGTTTGCTAAGCCTGTTGAGTTTCTGTTATTTATTATAGATCTACGTCTTTGCTTGGGTTTGGGCAAAAAATCCTCTGGTGATAGAGATTCGACCCGTTTTCTAGTCATTTCCCCTATTTTGTCTTTAAAATTGTCTTTTGTAAAATATTTCAGTATCAAAGCTCTTAATTCCTCCATTTGTGTGTCTTCACGCACAATTGCATTTCCCCATATTTGGTTTTCGAGTTTTTGTAATTCCGAGAGTGTTATACAACCATTCTCCTTTGTCTTACCGGTGAGGAATAACAATTCAAATATCCGCTTATACTCACGGCCCATTTCGTGTACCGATCGTACCATACTACCGTATTGAGAATTACCCATTTAACATATATGTGTAATATATTTATACTAATCGTACCCACATTTATTTATAATTTGCTGACCAAGTTCCATGGCTCTGTCTGTGTCGGTTTGCGTTCCAACCTCTTTCGTATATACAACCTTGGGTTTTATTTGAACACTATGGTCAATAAAGCCTAGGTATGGGCTCTTGGGTAAAATGATTTTTTGTGGCATGGAATGGTCTATATAACGATTGGTAACACGGGATTTGTAGTGAAGGTACCCTAAAAAGGGGAAATGGTTCCATGCGGGTACATTTATTCTATTTTCCATTTATTTTATATTAACTTATATTTATACTACTCATGTCTTCTCCAATACGGCGTCGTTTGTAGGCTCTTTTCAATTCATTGAGATTTATACCCATTTCTTGGGTGGCATTCACCTCCAGTATATCACGCCGACCTTCTTGATTTGTAGAATTTAAATATTTTAAATCGTTCGGAAAGGTCATTGGATGCTGTGATACTTTTAATTCGTCCTGAATTGCAAATGGGTGATATTCAAATGCATCTTGTTTATCCATTTGCATATGTGTTATACACCGTTTGGACCATGCCCATGTGTCTGTATCCGTGTCCATGACGATTACATCGTGTTGACCTAATACATCGTCGGATAAATCCATCATGTGTTTTACGCCTTCGCTTTCTTGATTGGAGTTTCGTATTTTCGGCACGGGTTTTTTTGGATTGGCGGTTAACTGAATGATTTGCATAAACTGCGGATACTCCACCAACCCACTCGGTGTTCGTTCCGGTACCCCTGTAACAATGCGCCGGCTATTGGTTTTGACATGAACAATGTTTTTAATGCATTCTGTCATTAGAGATCCCTTGCCTTCCTCTTTCAAACGTATGTTATCAAATAAACCAATATGAATATCATGGAAATTTTGACCATAGGAAAAGGCAATGGCGGTTTTCTTGCCGCTCGAACCTTTTCTTGGCTGGACAAACTTGTCATCAAATCGTGGTTCGTCCTCTGGGTTTTCTGCTACAAAATCATCACGCGGTTGGTATTCGTATGCTTTGAATGGTTCACCTGATAATTCTTTTAACACGCTATTGATGTTGTGCAAGGAAGGCTTCCCCTCGTAATATGGTATTGCATTTTGAATCTTGACCAACAGTTGTTTGGTTCCACCACCAAAACGAATGTAGTTGTAATCCACCTTTTCCGTCGTACCGGTCAACATATCTTTGTCCTTTTTGTACACCGGATTAAAACAGAACAGACGCCACATTGCTCGTATTGTTTTGATACGTGACACGGACAATTGAGGAATTTCTACCGCTACCATGTTCAATGCACATATGGCAATCTCTTCTGTGCAGTACAGTAGAGGTTCGATGTCCAGTAGTTGTTTCAATTCAAAGTCCTTACCATTGTGCTTACCACCCTTAAAATTAAACAGGATATCCAATGCATTCGTAATGGTCAATATACGGCACAATATTCGATATCTCTCGGTGGTTCGAGGCGGTATACGTATATCCGAGGTCTTTAACTGTTTGCCAATGTTGCCCAATACAACGCTCGCCGCTTCTAAGTCTACATCGCGTATGATGCCACAGAAAATAAATTTCCAGATGTAAAACACCTTCATCTGCTGATCTTGGCAATAAAAGATGAATTCATCGTATTTCTTTTTTAATTCTGGTTTCGATTCCATTTCAAAGGCTTTACGTTGATAATCGGCAATGCTTTTATCTTGACGAAATACTTTATCAAACTCTCCCCAATGAAATCTAGTCTTGACTGCTTCTTCTGCCAGTGCAGGATTATCATTTGTGGCGCCGACATAACACCCGATTTGACTTGAAATGGCAATACGATTCTTTCTCTCCCCTGTTTCTTCATCCCGTACAAACTCCTTGGTACGGACACGGTTGGAGGTTAATTTTTCTTTCATGGCGGACAGGGCTTTTTGGGCATCTTCTCCCTTTGCATTGGCTTGAAATAAACCCGGTGGGGCTTCGTTAAACACGGTAATATGGTCGTTCTGATCACCGTCCACTGCGTCTGCACGTGTCGTCTGGTAGGTAATTTCAGTAATGGTGCCCGGGATAGACATGTTCTGCTTCTGTTCAAACACGAATGACTTGGATGTGGCTCCTTCGCCGGTGTAAATCATGTTCCAGTGCAATTGGTTTTGACCGTGTTGACGATAGGCATCGTATACCGCGTAATGCAGTTTTATCAACTCGGGATGGGCAGAGGCCACACACATATACGAATCCAATGCTTGAGAGAACCAGTATTGCATGTTACCAAAGGGAGACAAGGTGGGATCCTGCAATTCAAATTCAAATGAACCAAATTGTTTGTATAAATCGGGACGCATGTGTAATTTCCATCTCGCAATCGCTTTACCGGCGTACGATATATCTGCATCGCCAGAAACACAGGTTTGCTCAAATTTATCAACCATGATCTCCTTTACCTCGCGCATATTTGTCGAAAATTCCATACGATAACTCGTCTCCAATTCAATAACATCAAAGGCACTGATACTATGCTGATTTTGGTACTTGCTTTTCAGTCGATCCGTATACTCCATACTATCACTCCCATGACTGTGTTCCAACTTGGCATCGTATACCGTCGTTCCCTTCATCCAACGAGGTTCACCAACCTCTACCACATGAGGGTTCTTTAAAATGTCGTGAATAACAAAACGTCCCTTTACTACATCGGTTAACCCGTTTATTTGCTCTAAAGTCAGGGCCTGCCACATCAGACCAACACCTTGCTTGCCCAAAGACATCATATACTCTTCCAATAAACACCTTGCCGGACATGGTTTGGCATAAATATCAAACAAATTACGATCACCACTGTTTTGCGAGACACGGATCTCCGGTAAATCTACCCATTCATGCTGGTGTGAGGGCAAATACTTATTCCATAAAAAGGAGGGCTCGATCTCATGCCAGAAACGCTTTACCACCAGTTTATCATCTGGAAAGGTAAAGGTACCATCCGCATAATACAAAGACATATCATTTTGTTCATCGCATGCGCCTTCAATCTGAAAATTATCCAGTGAAAATATCTTACAAGGCGAGGCATCAAACTCCTTGCATTGATCGTCCATCAACAAACAATAGGATTTGTATATCCAATTGGTTTTAGTAGTATTGCCGACATACTGGTTGCAAACATTCAAGACATACTGCTCCTTTGTCTTTACATGCTTTTGGTGATATTCCCACGGGTCGAATATCTTTTTCTTGCGATTGTCCTTCTTACAGGCGAAATCAAACATATTGGACAAAGTACTACCCAGTTTAATCTCCACGCGCTTGATAAAAACATGTATACGCTCACCTACAACCGTGCCAGTATGACTTTTTACCACTTCAAAGAATACTAGTACACCATCGCCATTGGACAACTTTTTGCTGCTAGACTTACTCAGACGATTGATAAGTTCTAAGAACCAACAAAAGACTGTCTTGTGTGCCAGTGATTGTTGAGACCCTTCCTCCGTACATTGCCAATCGGCAAAGGTCGCTGCATTAGAACGCATGTATTTACGTGGCAAGGAATAGACGAAATGGTAAAAATCATTGTCAGACTCGCTTATTTCGATGTCCTTTAAATGATTTGAGGCATTAAAGGCCCAATCCTTGCCCGCGTGTAAAAAACTCGCCGCTTGTAAATAATCACTCATTTTAATAAAAATAATTTGGTTATATACTTGGAAAAATATTCTTTTCGACTACTGTCCTAACAAGCCTATGGTCATCTTGACGAGTTGACACACTCGGTCCACCTTGACACACTTGGTCCACCTTGACACACTTGGTCCACATCGGTCCATCTAGGTCCGGCTCTGTAATACTATAACATAGTAATAGCGTTGTAATGATATTTCTATACTAGCAACCCACGCACAACTGGACCGAGCAACCCACGCACAACTGGACCGAGCACTGCACTGCCATGTCATACCACACGTACGCACACGTCCCACACCTGCCACCCACTGCCCCCACCGAGCACGGATACCTTCCAACAGAAAACAAACTATATAAGCAACCAAAAAGTTAATAAAATGTTTTCTCAAGTTAAAAAAATGTCTGCAAACACCTCCACGACCAAGCGCACTGCCGATGAGGCACTAACTACCGAGACTGTCACCACGACTAGTCCCAAAAAAATGAAGGTGGAAAAGGGTCCGTGGATGCCTACTGAGTTTGATGCCAACAATGGTAATGCATTGAGCATTGTTGTTGAAAAGGATCGTTCCGGTGAATTAATCCCTAAAGTAAAGGTAAAGGGAGAAGAAGAGAGCCAATTTGCGGCGCAGTTTAATACTCCGGGTCTGAAGGTTCAATTCAATGACCTCAAAGCGGGTGGCGATACTGGCAAGTTTGGTAAGGATGAGACCAATTATGTATACAACATTAAGGCAGTACAAGGCCTACCAGACAAGGTTGCAAGTGCAATGCCAAAGGAAGAAGAGCGCCAGAATAACTTTTGGAAGTGGGTGGAGAACACCTGCAACGATTTGTTGAAGAAGGCATTCGAAACCAAAGGTTGCATGGAAAATCATAAAAAGAAAGCCACCAAGGCGGCAAAAAAGAATGGTACGGAAGCCGTGCAAGAATTTATTAATGGCGCAACCCTATCAATGTTCAAAGAGTTTACGGATCAAGACGGTGACGACCAGCAAATGTTTTGTTGCAAGCGACGTGGTCAATACAAAAACGAGAGCGGGGATTACACCGACAACCGTCCAGTCTTCTGGAGACGCACTGCCAGTGGATGGGACAAACCAGACATCAAGTACATCTCGCAAGGGTCGGTACTCAAATACCAAATTGGGTTTCGAGTATACACTACCCCCAACATGTACGGAGTGTCTTGTGATTTGGGGAAAAACATCGTGGTGTTATACCAAGTCAAAAAACCGACCGTAGTGGCATCTACAGCACCAGATGTCCCTTACATTGAGTTCTAAATTACCAACTAACGTGGGTGTCCAGTTAGAATAACATTTTTTAATACTTTTTAATACTTTTTAATACTTTTTAATACTTAAGTACACGTACCTCCACCATGACCTTCTACATTCGTAGTAGCATCATATGCTCCGGTGGTTTGGCAGCCTTCTTTGTACGCCCTTAACTCTTCGCGGCACGAAACATGGTTCGAGTTGAAGCAGCATTCGCCACGGTTCAATACCGCGTAATCTCCAGCCAATGTACTAATTGGAGCTTTGTATACTGCAGTAAATGCAGCCTTTGAACAGGCCGTACATTGTGGTGCATAAACACTGTTCGCATCGTCGTAATTGTCGAGTCCAGTAGTGGCAGTGTCTATTGTTAGTAAGTTAAACTGACCATCAGGGCATGCTTTTTCATTGGGAAAGGTCTCGTGAGCCAAAAATCGTCCATCGCCATGCGGACCATCTGTGCTAAAGGCCGCATACGCTGAACCAAGTAGTGAAAGAATCGATATAACTTGTACACACTTCATTTATCAATACCATATATAACATATATAGTAACCAAAACCAGTTATTGCATATTCGAGTAATCATTACTTACACCGTATTTTATACTATATAAAACATATCCCATAGTAATAAACATGAAGTCGTGGCTTGTAACCTCTATATCGTCACTTATTTTATTTTCTACCATATCCTATATTGGTCATTTTCATACCTACTGGACCAACCGATCCAAAGAATACGAAAGAGCATCCGTCTTCATCAAAACAGAAACATGCACCAATCCACGAGTAAGAGCAGAACTTGGTGGATTTAATCTTTGTGATAAAAGTGAAAACATACTCAGTAAAGAACCATTTATGGCGGCACTGTACGATGTTGCAGAAGACCTGAACTTGTGCGGACACGGAAGATGTACAGTACTCTACATGGATGTGACAAAGAATTTGTATAAATGGGTCATAGGAATTATTCTTATAGCATTTGTAGGCGTGTGGGTAGGTATTATTGATATGAAACAAATGTGGGACAAAAAAATATTGGACCATTATACACTACCTATAAAAACAAAAGCCAATTAAAACTTAAAACTAGAATCTCGCCTCGGCGGTATCAAAATAGCTTGTTGTTCACGTGTTAATTTGTCTACATCAACCAATTGTACATCTACTTCATCCCAATCGTACTCACCATAGTGTTTAATTTTACCATCAATAACCTTTAATTCTGCTAACTCCTTTAAGTCTTCTGGCGTATCTGGTGTGACCCAAGCCTTTTTTCCTATGTATTCACATGTCAACCCTAAATCTTCCTTTTCATCATCATCGAGTTCGCTTGGATAGCCCCATCGGAAAATAGTATTTTCACCATATACTACCTTATCGTCGTCAATAGTAATGAATGATATGATTTGATATTCTGTCTGATCCATTTGATTATTTCCATATTCTATATATGATATAAGCACCAGTTTATTGTTGTATTCCATTTAGCAAAACATGGTGGGATTAATATAGTAAGGATTATTTCATATTTCATCACGCATGTTACAATGGTACGTCCGGCCTAAAATAACTCGGCCTGTGTACCTACTAGCCCAAAATTAGACAGGGGGTGGCTAAAAATATTTTTTTTTTTGGCTTTTTCCCTAAACATGCTGTGTGTATGTTAAAATAGCATTAAATAACATATATGCTATTGCATGTTATTAGAAAATAGTAAAAAAAAATTTTTTTTCAAATCGACCCTATGTCTAATTTTTAGCTAACAGGTAAATATGCCTGTTTATTTTAGGAGGGACAAACCATTATAAACATGTTAATAATATTTATATGTTATTTATAACAATGTTATTTATATAATAACAACAACAATGTTTTAGGTAAAAATCGGGGTATAAAAGTCGTGTCTACCTCATGTAAATATGTCGATCGTAAGACAAAAGGAAACCTCTACCAGTGTAAAAGTTGCCTTCTGTGGGTCTATGGGTAGTGGGAAGACGTATGCCTCGAATGAATTGCGCAATTTACTGAAAGATGACTGTAAACTATTATCCATTGCAAATCCGATAAAGGAGATTGTGCATGACATGGGACAGACGGGTCGTGCGTGTCATATTATGGTGGGCACCATCGGACGTCAAATTGACAACAGTACGTGGATAAGTAAACTAATGGACACAGTGGCATCCTACGAACGATCTGGCGTGCATAATATAATTGTGGACGATGTGCGTTATGAAAACGAAGCCAATATTTTGAAAGAAAATGGATTTACTTTGATATATTTAAATACCCCGTGGCATGTTCGATTTAAACGTATTCGAGAAAGAACCGACGATTTAAAGGAACATATTGAGTGGTTTGCACACTCCAGTGAGATAGCCTCCGAAAAAATTGACAAGGCATGTTTTGATTACATTATTACAGACGAGTCAGAGGTCCTCGAGGTCTTGAATACTCTGGTAAATTAAAGAGGCCGCGCATATACGTAGTGCACATACGCGCATACACGACACGTATACAGGTATACATACAAATATACAATTATACATTTATACAATTATACAAATATACCAAAAACAATATGTCTGCTTTAATAAAATCACTGGACGAATACGTCCGCGGTCTACAATCCACCGAAGTAAAGGGATTGCACAAGAAGCTGGAGCAACTTATGGAAGTTTGTGACAAACTGAATGAACGTTTGGAAAAGGTTGAAAAGTTATCTTCTTTTGAGAAGAATGTGTCTGTATCAGATATGCGAACCCCGGTGAAAGCGCCGGGTACGGTGAAATCCCCGGGCAAATGGATCCACCGTGAAGAAAGCGAGGAGGTAAAGTTTGTGGGGCAGAGTCTCAATGTGGTTGTACCAAAAAATACCAAGACGATTGGTATGGTATTCAAGGAGCGTAATTGTAAAAGCGATGTTTATGCGATGTATTGTCGTAAAATAGATGGATGTACCGCTGACATTTCTAAATTGTCAAAGGACCATTATTTGATATCTATTAATGGCAAATCAACAAAAGGCATGTCATTTGACGATATGATGAATACAATCACCGAGTTGTGTGCCTCGGGTGTATCTCTGCGTTTTAAACGTCTGAGCAATGCACAAAAGCGCTCTATTGCAGCTTCAGAAGAATCCAAACTGGTTGGTTTACGAGAAAAACTGTGGAAGTATTACGAGCTGTTTTATACGGAAGAATGGAGAGATGAAAAGGCGTCAAAATATCAACGTTATCGTCCGGGATGTGGTTCCTGTAAGAACAAAACGGCTATTGATGCTTTGAAAACACTGCTCGAAGCACGCACCGTTGAGATTGTCAAGGTGTTGGGTAAAGACCACACGGTAGAATCTGCATACAAATGTCTGGATGCTATGAATGACGATCAATATGAAAATATATTGGATCGTATTGAAAACCCAATATTATATGAAACACCGACAAAGAAACGCAAAATGTTTACGCCCTCTCTTCGTGATCTTTTTATCAATGCGGGTCATCCAGCCAACGTCTACGATACCCTGATTCAAACCATGAGCGAAGACATGATTCGCAATGCCTTTAAATTGGGCTAAATGGTGTTCAAAGGTTTTTTGCTCGAGAGAGTTTTCCTTTAAAATTAAAAATATACTATATAAGTGTCTTTATCGCTGTTTAAATGTACCAATTGCATCTCCAATACTCCCAGTTGCCTTTAAACACCAATGATTTCCACGCGATGGTACGTATAAGTCCGGAAAGTGTACATGATAAACAATTGCCCCCCAAGAGCATGTTATATTTATTGGATGTGAGTGGTTCAGTCGATATAAAAATGGTAAAGGAATCTATTATTCGTTCTTTGCCCTTTTTACGGGATGAAGACGAGATCTGTGTTATTTCCTTCAGTACGGAAACTTCGGTGGACATACCTTGGACGAAATGCACCTATGTCAACAAAAACAAGATGATCGAAGATATCATTAATATTAAAACTGGAGGTTGGTCAAACATATCGAACGGTGTGTTTCATGCCATTGAGCAATCGATGGAACGAGATGCACAAATTGTTGTTGTGTCTGACGGATGTCCAAATTCCGGTGTTTTGGACGGGAACAAGATGATAAAAATGATAAAAAATACGATACATGGTACGAATACCCGTATACACGCCTTTGGTTACGGAGATCATGAAACGGAATTCCTTCGTAATTTATCCGATGCATGTGGTGGTACGTACAATTATATACGTACGGCAGAAGAATTGCCGGTGGCATATGGTAGCGTATTGGGTGCAGCCATGAGCACGGTGTTACAAGGCGTAAGCATCAGTCTAAAATCAGAGGAAATTCTTTTCACTGACATGGACAATAAAACAATACAATCCTTGTACATTGGCGATGTTTATGCGGAGGAAAACAAAGACACCATATTTAAATGCCATGTTATTCACGACACGAATACTTTTAAGATTGATTATACTGTTAGCGGAATCAATATCATTACCGGTGAAAGTATAACCTACAATGCACACCAAACGATTGAACGTGGGGAAGACAACATGCAGTGTGAAAAGGTGTGCAATCGTATTGAGGAACTACGTGTAGTAGAACAATTGAAAAAAGCACGTTTATCCGATACAGTGGATCGTTCCATGCAAATTTTAAAGGGTACCAAAACCCCATTGAAATCGTTGCAAGAAGATATCGATTTACTTATTGCATCCTACGACACTGAATTTAATATGAAATCACTGTTAAACCGCATCGAACAAGAATATTCGCAGCAACGAGACAACCGTTCGGATGATTTATTAAGTGAATATTACACCCCATTTAGAATGTGGACGAGTAGAGAGGTATCTCATAACAATAATTAACAGGTATATTAATATTATTTTAGCAAACAAATGGCTACATTTTCAGCGCCAGCCGATGTATCATCTATTGCTGGCATGATAAATTATTTATGTAATAATACCACTCTAACAAATTGTTACGAGATATCAAAACAATTGTCTGCTACAGTAAAGAACACAGAACGGTTGGCAGAATATACGCAAAAGGTAAAAGAACATGAAAAATTAACCAATGAGGCTGTACGCGCATTAGATGATGTGATGGAAAAAAATCCGGAGGAGGGGTTGGATGCTATGTTAGATCTACAAATTGGAAACATGAAAAAAATAGTAACGGATTACGTATTAAGAACACGTGCTATAAAAAAGCAAAAAAAACAAATTAAAGCTTTTTTAGAACAAGATGCTATTTTAAACGACTTAAAGAAAGTAGAAGATCATAAAGATTTTAAAAATATAGTTAATTCATTGACTGCCGAAACAGATACAAGTTGGTGGTCGTGTGGAATATCATGGTTAAAAAAACAATTTAACTGGTGGTATGAAAAAATACAGGAATTTGTAAACTGGTTAAAAGATCCCAAGAAATTAACCATAATATTGTTTGTGTTATGGCTATTATTGTGCGAATACAACAAATACAAAGAATCTCAACGAGGTGAAGGACAGAGATGCATGTATGATGCCATGGCAGCGCGCGCGGGGCAAGGTGCTATCACCGGACCCGTTCCATATGAGCCATCGACAGATAGATTGACTACTTCTTGTGCCAAGACAGAAGATATGCTGAATTTATTAGCAACATATGCCCAATATGCATTGGAAATAATAGTAAACGCGTTTAAATCTCTTTTTGGAATGAACACCGAATATATAGTTCCAACCCCTGTAAATCCATTGCCAAACGCCGAAGCATGGGATTATACCATATCAAGCGCGCTGGCAGAAGTCTCTTATACCAGTGGCTGTGCGGTAGCAGCAGCGGCCACGGGCGTCGCTGGAAGTATAGGTGGAGTAGCAGCTGGGTTTTTCGGGATTGTTGCGGCCCCCGTTGTCCTCGTCACCGGTGTTGTGGCCGGAACACTGGGTTTAGTATGTTTTGCAATTTCTAGAACGGTTAATCAGACGGTAATAAAGCCAGTAATAAATCAGGAATATCTGGCACTGGAAAGAACCTTGTTAAGACCATATCTCATGATGATATGGGACACACTATTTAATAAAGCGATAGAAATGTTGAACCTCAAAGGAACATGGTCGGATAGATTGCAGTTTTTTATTGAACAGTGTATGAATATCACGGATTTATTGGTAACAGTTCGACTAAATATGATGTCATATCTTAAAAACCAATTCTATGCAAACGGCATGTTGGCATTTAAAGGCATGGGAGGCGTTCAGGCATATAATCGATGGAAAGATCGAAACACCGAGGTAAAAAACAGTGAGTTGGTACCTGCTGACGTAGGAGCAAATTTTATGGCTAGGATGGCCATAGAACTCCCTGAAATAGAAACAGAGGATGAATTTGAAAATTTAACCCCAACCACTAAGCTAAGAATCTTAGCGGTGTTCCAATCTCTTAAACAGATAGAATTTGATAGGCAAGAACTATATACTAATAACGACTTGGATAGAATATGGGGAGAGAATGAAGACTACATATACAAATGGTACTTTCCAGAGAGTGTAGAAGTAAAAACTAAAGGGTTACCTAACTTAAAATTTTAAAGTTCGTTACTCATTAAACCTTCTTTTGTAATATTTATGAAATGTTGAACGAATCGATTCAACTGTGTTAAATCTACCCGTTGTCCGTATACACGAAACACCACGTACATTTTGGCGATGAAGATGATAAGACAGGTCTGAAGTAATTTCATAGACCATAAGGTGATTGGTATACAATATTTGAATTGATAATGAACCAATACAAATACCACCACGAATGCAATGAGCCACCCGAGTTCCTCGAGCATATTTATGACGAAAAGCACGTGTATTTATACCTTATTTTTAGATTTTTCAATTCTTCTGCGTTTACGCTTTAAATGTTGCTCTTTAAAGGCAAGGTTTTCTTTCAATAAAGAAACATTGTTTGAGATAAGCCTTTCATTTTCTTTGATCAAGGCGGTGTTTTCTTCTCTTGATTTGATCAACATGCTTTGAAATATTTGAAAATCTTTTTTAATATCTTCGGCTGTAAGATCCCATTCATTAAAACCTTTGTCACAATCCTTTAGCTCTTTTTTTAGTCTGTCATTTTCTTCACGCAATTTTGCGTTTTCTTTTTTCATTGCAGCCATGTCAGTCATTGTATCACTTGTTTTTTATACTTGTGCGTCTGTTATGAAGGATGCGTATGAGTTGATACCGCAGGCGTTCTTGCCACGCTCCAAGTAAAGGTACCCGTCCGCGCCCCATTGGCTTCCCCACGAGTTTTTAATAATCCAATATTCTGGAGTGTATCCTACCAGCAATACAGCATGGTCGATGTCCTTTCCACACTGCGATTCCTTGAGCACGGAATGACCTCGGTACATTTCAAAATGCCAGTTTGTACTGTCTATGCCTATTGGTATAGGTCCATACTGTACTAGATTGTGTGCAAGGTGTTGTTCAATCGGGTAGTGTGTCTCGTCGCTCTGTGCCACAAAGGACGATACCTTTAGCCATGGTTTGTGCCTCCTACGTTTGCATGTCCCTTCATGGTTGAGGTATCGATCAAAATCTGCGGGTCCTGCGGGTTCTAGCATGGCTTGGCGAAAGACCACGTGCATGAGTCCTCCGTCACAACCGTAATTGGCACCTCTGGTACAATCGATCCACTGCTGTATACTAAAATCTTTGAGTTGACCGGTGCGTTTCCAGTACCAGTATTCGATGGACCCGACGGCGGAAAAAGCAAAGCACGCACCACAGGAGCCTTGTCGTTTGACGCTGGTCACCGCTCCATGTTTTCTCCAGTCCATACGGAGTGGCATACCCAGCCGATGTTGCCCTACCGGCGTGTGCGAAATATTGCCTAGCTTGGCTCTCCTGTACATGTTTGCTTTGGTATGGTTTTTATCGGATCGATAGGTTAGTTCGTACCCATGTTTGGTAGCAAAATCATACTTGGGTTGCAAAACCATAAATGCTTGTTCGGCTTCTTCGAGGGTATACAATTTTCTATGTTTTCGTTGATAGTCGTGAAACCATTGTGGGTACGCTTGTACATGAACAAACAATAGTAAAAACACAAATAGTTTCATTTTAATAAAAATACTATAAATATATACATAATTATTTACCAAATGCTTAATGCCGTGTTTGCTAGACCGGTAGGAATTTTTGACAACTGGTTTAACAAGGTAGTTTCGTACATGACAGGGGGTGATTTTTGTCATTCAGAGTTTGTCTTCAGTTGGACTGAAGAGCAAGCAAACTATTTTTTTTCAGATATAGATGCGAATGACAAATTAAAAGCAAATTATAAACGCTATTTAGAAGATGGTAAACTTCATGTGTGTTTCTATATATTGTGGGGCGACGTATTGTCCTATCGATTGCTCAAATACAATCATAACAATCCTTTTTACAGAGTCTTGGACGAATCACAGGCGTCCAATGTTGCTATCAACATTAGTAATGAAAATGAGATGAAACTAGCCAAGTTTTTGATGGCACAGGTGGGTAAACCGTATGATTATACGGCGGCAGTCATGTTTTTTGTACCACTGCGTCATTCACAAACGGAATATCCACAGTATTATTGTTCCGAGTTAATGGTATGTGCCTTGCAACAATGTAGAATGTTGCAGTCGGTAAATCCAAGCGGTGTTACTCCTAATAAATTATATAAATTATTAACGGTTTAAATATTTTAACATTATGCACTACATGATTCACATTCCACAGTGAATTGAATAGGCGCTGCTTTTGGCTGCGTTCGTAAATAATATTGTCCAGTCTTTAAACCCTTTTTCCATGCATAAAAATGCATCGAGGTCAATTGAGAATGGGTCGGTGTTGGCAGGTATAAATTCAACGATTGCGATTGATCAATGTATGCCCCTCTTGCGGCTGCATGGTCGATCAATGACTTTTGAGACAGTTCCCATGTTGTTTTAAATACCTTTTTAATGTCATCTGGCAGTGCCGTACCTTGAACACTCCCCTTGTCCTGAATAATTTTATTAATCAGTTCTTGATTCCAGACGCCCATTTTCATGCAAGACATTTGCAAATACTTGTTTATTATAACAAATTCGCCTGATAATACCCGCCGTACATAACAATTGGAAGTACGTGGTTCAAAAGATTCAGTGTTACCCAGAATTTGTGCACTGGATGCGGTTGGCATAGGTGCAGTCAATAATGAATTACGAAGTCCATGTTCTTGAATATCTCGTTTCAGTTCGTCCCAGTTAAATCGTCCTGTAGGTTCTACACCCCACAAATCAAATTGCAACTGCTTTTTACTGGCAGGACATCCATCAAAGGTGCTATATTTACCGTGTTTTTGTGCCAATTTCACACTTTCTTTGATGGCACCATAATAAATGGCTTCAAATATCTGCTTGTCCAAATCCAATGCTTCTTCCGAGTCGTACGGGATGCCCATCATTTGAAAGACATCGCTAAGACCCTGTACACCAATACCAATGGGTCTATGTTTCACATTGCTGGTTTTTGCACCTTCCACAGGGTACGATGTTTTATCAATCACCTTGTTTAAATTCTTGGTCACCACGCCGGCCATTTCAACAAGGCGGTCGAAATTAAAACCATGTTGCGTTACAAATTTGGGCAAGGCAATGGAGGCCAAGGTACATACCGCTGTCTCGTCCTTGTCGTGGTACTCCACAATTTCACAACACAAATTACTGGAACGTATGGTACCCAGATTATTTTGATTGCTTTTCTTATTGCAGGCATCCTTATACAAGAGGTAAGGTGTTCCGGTTTCGATCTGCGAGGTACACACCTGCATCCATAAATCACGTGCCTTCACAACAACCTTGGTGTCGATTGTATTTTCGTATTCTTTATACAACCGATCGAATTTCTCGCCGTATGCATCTTGTAATTCCGGTGCTTCCGTAGGACAAAACAACGACCAATCACCGTCCGTCTGTACACGCTTCATGAACAAATCTGGAATCCATAGTGCATAAAATAAATCACGTGCTCGTGCATTCTCATCTCCGTGGTTTAATTTCAGTTTTAATACTTCCTGAACATCTTTGTGCCACGGTTCGATGTATATGGCAAAGGAACCTTTACGTTTGTTTCCTCCTTGGTCCACATACCGCGCAGTGTTATTAAAGACCCTCAACATGGGAACCAACCCATTGCTGATGCCATTTGTGCCTTTGATAAGAGATCCGCTCGCCCGTATGTTGCTAACATCGATACCAATACCTCCGGCACTTTTGCTGATCAATGCTACTTCTTTTAGTGTGTCGTAAATGGCTTCGATGCTGTCGTCTTTCATGGACATTAAAAAACAAGATGCCAATTGATGTTGCTTCATGCCCGAATTAAAAAGTGTCGGTGATGCATGCGTATACCAACCCTCGGAGAGTATATTATACATTTCAATGGCATCTTCCGGGGAATCCGATAAAAATACGGCAACACGCATCAACATGTACTGTGGTCTCTCGACAATACCATCTTTACATTTCAACAAATACGATCGCATCAGTGTTCGAATGCCAATAATGTCGTATTGAAAATCTTTGTTTAAATCAATATGAACATCATAATTGTACATGTTCAATTTTTTAACATAACCATCGGCCAGAATATCCTCATCCGCCAATTTTCGCATCGCCTCGGTAAAGGAAGAAGGCGTTCTTTGATATAAATCAAACATTTCAAGTCGACCTGCCAAAATTCCATACTCGAAGGAATGTGTGGTCAAGGAGGCCGCAGTTTCTGCAACATACGGAATTACATCGCTCGTGCACATGTTGTTTGCAATGCCTCTTTTCACCGTTTCAGACACTTTATCCACATCTACCGTATTCAATGTAGGATGAATATTAACCGCATTGGTTATAAACTGATATATTTTTTGCTGGTCGTAAGGTTGCTTATCTCCTTTTCGTTTTAAAACAAACATGTGTGTAACTGTATATAATAATTCTTTACTTATATATATAATTTATTAATTATCACGCAATGTCTTTGCAACTATTTTTACATTCGCTCCGGAAATAAAACCAGACATAAAGGACACGAATACCGTCACCACGATAACCAAGGCTATACGCAGCACGGTTTGACGACCACAACATAATAAAACGAGAAAGAGGACCAAGTATATCGGGCCAGCTACTGTTATCAAAATGGATTCCGTCAAGGGTGCCTCTTTATATACACCGCCAAGTACCGTCCCAGCGATGGAACAGCCTAGCAGAAAGAAGAGAATCAAGCAAATATAATAGGAAGACCGAATAAACCCTTCAATCTCATCTGCCTTGTGCTTGTTGAAATACTTACTTCTACGTAAATTCAATAGGCCTTTCTCTTCATCTTCATGGTCCGACATTTTATTTATGCTTTCAATATTTATATACCTACTAAAACATTAATCCTATACGCTATCCAATAAGTGACCCGATATACTATATATTTCGATGCATTTTATTCATATGATTAACGGTTACACCATTGGAAAAGAATTGGGTTCCGGAGACAATGCTGTCGTGTATGAAGCAACCAAAGATGGGGAAACATATGCTATGAAATTTATAAAAAAGTCATCCGATGCTATCGATCGAGAGATACGGATACATAAAAGAGCCATGAAACTAGAATGCGCTCCAAAAATCTACGAAGATTTTATTTATGTGAAACATAAAAGGATAAAATATGCTAGGGCATTGGTCATGGAAAAGATAAGTACATTCAAAAATAGAAAAAAAATAACATCACAACAACAGATAGATATTATGCAACAAACGTGGATTCTATTAGAAAACGGTATCATTCACAACGACATGCATCAGGGCAATATTGGACTACGTACAAATGGGAGCGGCATCGTATTTGATTTTGGCGAAGCGGAAGAAATAGATCCACCCACAAACAAAGTTATATTGCGTCAACTGTTTATATGCCAACTCTACGCGCTGATCACAAGGGTCGGTTGTAATAAAAATAATAGAATTTCACTATGTGGAAATGAGCCAATACATAACGCGATTTATCAAGTCCGTGCACACAAACCAGATGAATTGGAGGAGTTGAATCAATTATTAGGAGATAAGATTGATCCATGTGTGAGAACCGAATTTGTGAGATCCGATTTAAAACTTTAATCCTATAAAGCTAACGGAAAAAAAATCTTCAAATGGTTTGCTATCTGGCAGTGTATCACTGTTTACATAATCCATAACAGCACGTATTACTTTGGATGCGTATTTTTGCAATTTTAAACCACGTGTTGAGTACCGTATACCCTTTACATGATGTTTATACTTGAATAGTCTGTTATATTCACCATTTGTAACCGCCTTACAATGATCCTTTATCAATAAACGTATCTTATATTTTTTTCCTATATGCCACAGAGTCACCAATGCAAAGGCAAACAGATCATTCCACCATAAATGTTTTTCGCTTTTTGAGGTAAATTTACTAAATTGAAAAATACTATAGCTTGGTGTAAATTGAATATCATTGCCGATTTTTTCACTCGTAATCGCCGAATCCAAATCAATGAAGGCCAATCGGGATCCACACCACATTATATTTTCTGGCTTTATATCACATAAATATATCCTATTTTCATGCAGCTCTACCAAACATGTTTTCAATTGAAAAATATCCTTGTTTTTTATTTGATAATTATCACTCGTTAACATGTCAAACAGGTCTCCATTGGGACAACTATTCATCAAATAGAAGGTATATCCACCACCTATAAAAACTTCTTTTGGATACACCAAATGCTGTTTATACTTCATCTTTTTAAAGCGTTCGAATATAGACATATCGCGGCCGTTGGAGCGCTCAACAGAAACAGCCACCTTTCCAAACACATACACCTCTTTGAATGTACCACATGATATTTTATCTGGAATGATATCTGGTCTGAGCGTTAATTTCACCCAGTTTGGAGCATTTTTCAAATCTATTTCTTGAAGAATGTCCCTAAAATTATGAGTACACATGTTACTATTATGAAAACATATTATTATACAGAAATATATTACTTTAATGACCAACCATCACCTTCGTAAAGTGGTTTTGCTCTTTCCACAACACGGTGACAGGCGCGTTTCAATTCGAATTGGCAACGCTTGAAGGATTCGTACGTACTACCCTTTTTAGTATTCCTAAAGTTTTCCATCATACGCGAAAGGGTACGCCAAAATTCATCGTCCCATTCCAATCGCCATGCACGCAACATTTTAGGACCCCAAGATATGAATATGGCATTTCGTTGATCGGAACAGGCCATTTCCAAGTACATCTGTGGTACATAATAATAAGTAACCTTGCTATTGCACTTCTTTGTTTTGGCAGGACACTTAATCTCAAGTATTCCTTGATCCGTGATTTTCAACTCTTCTTCGGTTGGGTCAAATATTTGATAAAACCCATCTGGTGTGGCCGATAACCACTCTACACTGTTGTGTTGTACATGTGGTGCCTCAAATGCCATAATATCTTCTTTGCGTTTTAAAAACTCCAACATGGCGATGTCTTCATGTTCACTGCCCCATTTCATCCATCCGAGTTGCTCTTCCGTGAAAGGCTCCTTCTTTCTGCCTTCAAACACCTCCTCATACCATACCAACCGCTCTTCGTCACTACCACAGAACAGAAAGTTGCTTAATTTACTACCAGACAATTTATTTTTTCGCATGGCAAACCATTCTGGGGTTCGCTGCTGCGGCTGGTCTATACCCTGATCCGACAATGAAAAGAAACGTTCGTGATCGACGTCGCTCATTTAGATGTATTGAAACATGCTGTAAACCCTTATATACATCATTTTTGATTGTATGTGTAGTACATGTTCATGGAAATGGACCCATATGGACCTACGTGGACCGACGTGTACGTGGACCGACGTGTACGTGGACCGACGTGTACGTGGACCGACGTGTACGTGGACCGACGTGTACGTGGACCGACGTGTACGTGGACCGACACAAAGTATTGAATATATTTAGGTATATAAGTCTTACAAATGCATTTTAAATGACGCGCAAGAAGTACGAACGTGATACATACGACGATGGGTGGTCTACGGACGACAGTAGTTCTTCTGAGGAAGAAGAGTTAGTACTGTCCGAAGATGAGATTTATGACATCTTGGAAAACATGTGGGGTAATTGGCAAGGCACATCCTTTGATAGATGGAATGACGTGTCTGATTTGTTCGAGTATTTTTATTTAAAGTCACCGGTTTGCGAGATTTATCACCATACCCATCTTTTATTGTCACATGAAAAGGAAATGTATCGATCTTTATGTATAGATGTTTGTGCGGTTTGTAAAAAGTTGGGTTTTGATGATACATCCAAAATGTCACAGGTGGTCTATGATATCTTAAATAAACGAAATAAATTTTGTATTATCCATCGCGATGATACGCATTGGACTCGTGCATGGTGTAAAACACTGCGATCGTTTTAAATTACCATATAAATACGTATGTTTTTATTATTAAAATGTGTGGTATTTTATTTGCAGAAACAACGGAAGACAATTTATTTATTACCTCTTTGGAAACTCTTTACCCACGCGGTCCAGATGAATGTGATATTTACAAGTTTGAAGACGTGCGTTTGGGTCATACTCGTCTTGCAATTGTCGACCAAGTGGGTGCAACCCAGCCTATGCATAAAGGTCAGTTTAAGTTGATCTTTAGTGGTGAGATATACAACCATGAATCCGACGGTAAGTATATATTTGATATGGTTGGAAAACATGGTCCATTGGAAGCGCCCAAATATTTGGAGGGTATATTTGCATATGTGTTATACGATATAATGGAAGATGAATATTACATCGTCCGTGATCATGTGGGCGTGATGCCACTCTATATGGGTTATAAAACAGATTTTAAGACTAAAAAGAAGGGTGTTTGGGTGGCCTCCGAGTTAAAAGCACTTGAATGGTGTGAAGATATTTGTGTGGTACCACCCGGGTACGTCGTTACTCGGTCCGACAACCACCGTTTCAAAAGCAGTTACCCGGTTCATCCTACCGGTGAATATAATCTGTTACGAGACCTTTTGATCGGGTCCGTGAAAAGAAGAATACCAAAAGTACCGTGGGGTGTTTTATTATCCGGTGGGTTGGATTCTTCTATCTTATGTGGTATATTGAGTCGTATTGATCGGCCAAAAGATTATCCCACTATTCATTCCTTTACCATCGGTTTAAAGGGATCACCGGATTTACTAAATGCACGAAAGCAGGCAGAATTTTGTGGTACAATTCACCACGAGTTTACCTTTACCCTTGAAGAGGGAGCCGAAGCGATCAACGACACGATTCACGTGGTAGAAACGTACGATGTTACTACTGTGCGTGCATCTGTACCACAATATTTACTCGGTAAAATTATAAAAAAGTTTGGAATCCGTGTGATTTTGAGTGGTGAAGGTGCAGATGAATTGTTTGCGGGATACTTGTATAACAAACATTGCCCTTGCCCTGATTCATTACAAGCAGAATGTATACGTAAAATGGAAAATTTGCACTACTACGATTGTTGCAGGACCAATAAAACGATGGCAGCCAATGGCATCGAGTGTCGCGTTCCCTTTCTGGATCAAACCTTTGTACGGTATGCGATGAATATTCACCCAAAATACAAGATGTCAAATGATAAAATAGAAAAACACATTTTACGGGAAGCCTTTAAAGATATGTTGCATCCAGATATATACAAGCGTCAGAAGGCACAATTTAGCGATGCGGTTGGTTCGGATTGGATCGAGTTTTTGCAAGATTATATGAATGATCAAATTGTCCCAGACAAGGAATACGAACACCAGCCACCTGTTACCCGAGAGGCAAAACGGTATCGTTACATCTTTGAAAATACATTTGTAAGCGGTGGAGAAAAAACCTGCAAATATCATCACGATACCGTGGCATGTTCATCTTCAGAAGCGCACAAATGGCATGATTTTGAATGCGATCCAAGTGCAAAATCTTTGTATAAATAATGTACTTATATATGCATATGAAACAAACTTTTAAAACATTAGATGTAGTAAAACTTATTTTTGCGATAGCATATGTGTTGCTCGTATCCTTCTTGCTCGCCTATGATGTGGAGGTAAATAAAAGCCTACAAGATTGGTTAATTGTATTGACACATGCTGCTGGAATACCTCTCATTATTGTCATATGGGAGACGCAATGGATAGCCATTACCCTGCTTATCGGTCTGCTAATTAGCATCGCATCGCATGTATCTATTATTTTTGACTGGCACGTGGACAAACTTGAACCAATGGATATAGCTTTCGCGAATTTGTCTTTGATGCTTGTTGCAACCATTGTCATTTTCGACAAAATACCGGAATGGGTTCTACCCTTGTTTTTTACACTGACCGTGCTCAACACCATTTTCTGGGATCACATGTGGGTGTACTCGACCAGTTCAAGCCTTGTTAACTTGGCAGTCACCATTTACATCGCTTATCGTCTATTCAATCCATCTGAAAAAAGAAATACCACCTTTATGGTAATTGGATTACTACTGGGTGTGGTGGGTACCGTGTTTTTCTTGGGGGATGGGGACCATGCAGACAAAAATTATTCCATCATACATAGCGTGTGGCATATATGTTCCTACGGGGCTCTCTACTTTTCAGTAAGATCCATACGGTCGGATACAGATATTATGAAATTAAGAAGACCAAGAATAGAGTTTTCTAGAAAAATAGAATTTGGTAAACTTGCATATCAATAATTATAATTTTTGTTTTTTTACACTTTCTGAGTAATCATCGTCTTCGGAATCACTTATTGAACGTTTTACACCGGTTTCAAAGGCCAGTTCTTCGTCCTCATCTTCGTCGGTGGATTGGTAGTCATCGGACTCCGTTTCATCTCCATAGTCAATTTCAGATTCCGTTTCTTCCTCTGGATCGGTCATGTTTTCCTCCCATTCGCTTTCTTCATCTTCCTCGGATGATATGTTGTTCATAAGATCATTTATCTCTTTCCACGACTGTGTTTCATGACACCGAAACATATCTTTCCAATTCAATGGGTCCGGTCCAGTTTCATAAAAACCGATATTGTAATCGCTTTTGGCCCATTTTTCAATCTCCTTCAAACGTTTACGGTCCATGCATGAATGCGTTTCAACACGCTTGTCCTTTAGTACCACCGTCATGTCAAAGGTTTTGGTGTAAGAAGTGACTCGTTCACAAAATATCACATCTACTTCTGACAACGGACGGTAATACGCCGCTTCCATTGAAAACAACTCGTCTTTTGAAAATACCATCGAACTCATAAAGGTAGTTTTATGAATACGGGTGGGGACCTGTGTGTCCACGGAACAATTAATTGCATCCACAAAGATATTTTCAGTTTCAAAGTTGAGGGCTTCCACTGCCACCTCGTCTTCCGTGTCGTCAGAAATACCCGCCAACCAAGATGGAGATTTTAAATGTAACACCTTTTTCTTTTTAAAATCATTCTTCAGAACAACCAAATATTCTGCGTGCTCGCTGGTCAAGGATGCCGGCTTGAAAAACAACTTTTTGACTTCCAACTTGTCCGTTCCAAAGGTTAAAACATTCTTCTCGTAAGTAACCGCTTGAGTCTTTCGTAAATTTGTACAGGTGAATTTCATTTTTTTTATATATCACAAGGAACCTTTATATACCTTCTTTTTTATTTATCTGCACTCCAAACGACAGCTGGCCGTCGCCAAGGGCGCATGGGCGTGTCAATAGACGTGTCAATAGACAATGTCAAGATGTCGGTCCATTATAACGATCCCGAACAATGGCCAAAAGTATCATAAAATATAGTAGAGCCACTATACCCGATTCTATACCCAGTATATACAGGTCTAACAAAACCCCATAGGCACTCCATACGCAAGCAGCTGTCATGTGCAGTAGCACAGAATAGCTATGTATATCCTGTGTACTATTTGGTCTACGTACTTTCCATACTTGGGGAATATTGCTAATCATAGAGAGTATGGCACCAATAAGACCAAGGGTATACGGTATAGGATACATTTTTATGGAGAACATATGTAATTATAGGCATTATTTTATAAATCGCTGATGTCACGGTTCCTTCGTAGTTCGTTTCTATATTGTGAAGAAGAGGTGGCTGCATCCTCGGTGTCTTTGAAATTGATCAAGATATTTTTGTACAGTGATTCATATGTCATTTGTATGTCTCGTACATTGCGTGCACCGGTTATGACAACTTTGCCACTGCGAAAGATAAGAAATACCAGTTTTGGATTAATACTTCGAAATATTAACCCCGGGAACAAATCCGGCGTGAAAGACACATACAGACCAAATTTATCGGCAATGTCTTTCAACTTGATAGGAAATCCAACATTGGCAGAGGCTACAACATTTTGTATTTCAAAATTCTTAAACATAACCGGAATACCAAAGGATTGAAATATACGCACATATTTACGTGCCGCCAAACGAGACTCCATCGTGCTTTTACTACCAGTCACAACCATATTACCAGAGGCAAAGGCCAAGGCAGTCGTTCTCGGTGTTGTTGTACGTATTGTCGCCGCTGCAAAATTTTGAGGGTTGAACTCCAAACATCCATAACGAAGTGCAATTTCATGCAAATTTAGACCCGATACACCCAATGAAAAAGTACTTACCACATTCTGGAGATGAAATGGTGGAACCTCCACTTGGACATTGCTTTGACCAAGGGTGTTAAAGTCTAACTTTTGCTTCTTTGTCTTTTTTACTTTAGGCATTTTAACATCGAGTCAACTCTTATATATCCGTATATTGTAAAAACACGTTGGAAGGTACGGGGGTGCAGAGGTGCAGAGGTGCATAGGTGCAGACGACACTTTCATATTGACCTCGGTCCGGTAAAACGGTCCTTTATGTCTCATAAAACAGTATGATTATACTATAATAATCATTGTCAAGTACAATAATGATTATTGAAACGTATTATCCAGACTGGTCTAGCATTTACAATATAATGTTGGACAGCGATCATGATACCCTTAAAAATTTGCTCTCTAAAAATAACAATACCAATCTGCAAAATTTTCTACAACGACACCGTTTTGAACAGCTTTCTATCAAGATCAACGGGGACAAATTCGAAACCGGTAGTTTTGGCTGGGTATACACGGATGCAACATACGAAGAAAAAAATGTGGTTGTAAAACGATTGAGGAATAAGGTTGATATACGTGTCTTTTTTTTAGAAAGCGTCATACAGTGTATATTACATAACTATACCAATGAACAAAATTGCCCAATAAAAGTGCCAGAAATATACAAGTTTGGAAAGTGTACATTCGGAAATAATTCGGATGTACATGTCATTGTCATGCAAAAAGTAAATGGGATGCCCTTGTATGAGAATTCATACTTTGTATCTAGACGTATTAGGATGATTGTTCGTGGCTTGAAACAGTTACAAAGGGATTTTAATTTTGTACATCGCGATTTTCACGTGGGAAATGTGATGGTTGAGGATGGAATACCATATATGATAGATTTTGGGCGCACATGTATTGGTAATTTTCGTGCGGCCCCCCTATATGATACAACGGCATGGTGGTCAACCGACTGTACCAATAAGTCCCATGATATATGTACTCTTATTGTCAGTTTTGCTAATGCTGTCCCAACAAACGAACGCATTAATAATATGGCGATAAGTATATGCAAAGAGTATAGGAAATTAGTGGACAATAGCCCTAGCATGGACATAGATCGTGACGAGGAATATAGAGGCATGAAATGGACCGATAAGATATTTCATTTTCACTACATTATGGACCTAGAGGAAGTGCAATTGGATAATTTTACCCCAGAGGCTTTGTTATCATGTCGGACACCATTGCAAGAGTATTTAAAGTTGCGTTTTTAGTTTATATCAATTTGTAAGTGATCCATGGACAATTATCGACGTGCAGCAAGAAACCTGTTGGTTTCCATAGAAAATGGCGAGGAGTTGGAAGAACGAGCATGGAATCATTGTTCCAATAAATACCCCATTATTATAAGACGTTTATCGAGAGGTATTTCTTTTGAGGAAGCAACTGCCGAGTTTGAACCTATTCAACATAAACCCGAAGAAGAGGAGATGGTCGATGGGGATATCACCTGTCCAAAATGCCATTGTAAAAAGGTTCATCGTATAGAAAAACAAACGCGAAGTGCAGATGAGTCCGCCACGGTCTTTTGTTACTGTTCCCAGTGTGGCAAGAGGTGGAAATTCTAGTATAAATATACTAAATACGATAATATAAGTATGGAATGGTATAAAATTTTACTTATTATAATATGTACGTTTTCAGCATTTGGATGGCTGGTTCATGGTCTGCGCTTATACAAACGATGGCAAGATAGAAAAGACGAGCCGATTTTGACTCATTTGGACTATGTTTCAATTAATTCATAACCCATCTGTGTATTTTGCTCTGGGCGGACCTTTAAATATATAAGATACTTTCTTACAGAGTCGGGCCATTTTAGATGTTTTCGGTGTGAGTGGTTCAAAATCATCTTCAAATTCATGAATATCCAGTTCATCGTCTGTTATACAGAATATTTCTCGTTCTGGTGATGGATCTCTTGACGCGCTCGACATTTTAGTTATTTATTGCAGTATATATAGATAAAAATGTTCATATATGATGCGCGTGGTGAGTATCGATGTTGGTTTGCGAAATTTTGGATATGCAATCCTACAAGACCATGAATTGGTAGACTTTGACTCTATCTGTATTTGGGATTTAGTACCTAAAAACAAACGTACGGATTATCCGTATATTGCAAGGGTATTGGTGGAAAATACGAACATCTTTGATAAAGCAGACGTGGTGTTGATCGAAAGGCAAATGCAGGCGCGTATGAAAATGATTGCCTGTGCCTTACGTTGTTTCTTTTGGGGTAAATCCAAGATGATTGCCCCACTGTCTGTTCGAAAACATTTTAAGATTAGTACGGGTGTTTACAAGGAAAACAAGAAAGCAAGTAAAGATTTTGTATTGCAATTTCTTTCCGAAGACCAAAAGAAAAAGTACATGTCTTCCAAGAAGAAGGACGACATGGCAGATGCCATTATTCAGGGGATGTATTATATAAATAGTTAGTGTAAAAAAAAATAGTATAAATCAGTTGTTTTTATTTACAAATGTCTAGAGATCCACGACGTGACTTCCGTTTGGAGGAGGAACCTTTAAACCCGGTTATTACACCCGTCGTAAACAGCGAGAGTAGTCATGGGTTCGATTGGCACGATGTCCTCCTTATCTGCAATAGTGTAGGTCTTTTTTGCATTTCCCTCCTTGTAATTGTAGTCCTGATATTGGTTATTGCATGGAATGCATATAACATTTAGATTAATTAATTTTGTAAAAATATCCAAACGTGACATTAATTCTCTGGCTTTTTTTTCTATACATGCATTATCTTTACTCGCATCAAAACACCGCCATCGTGTTATCCAACCAGATTCGTGCACACTTAGACGAAGTCTAGCTCGATGTACCACATCCTGTAAATCTCTCAGAGCGTGTTCCACTGCACATTTGCTTTCGTAAGCGGGGTGTTCCTTTGGTAGATTGCTGTATGTTTTTAACATGCCATGGATCGTTTGTACAGTGTGAGTTTCTTTGATATATGGGTCTGCATTTGCATTCAGCAGGTAATCTATGGCATACGAAGTTCCACGCAGTAGTATATTTCTACCTAGAAAATACGTGCCCGCCGCTGCCATCGGGTAGTACATAACCCATGCCATTTATTTTACATAGGAAAAGACATATATACGGGATTCTTGACAATGCTCGTTCATAATGGATTGCAATTTTGAACCCTCTAATTCAACACAAACCGGCTTCTTTCCAAATACCATTAAAAGACTATCCGAAAATGCCTTGTAAATCACAAATAAAACCTTGTCGGGGTTTGCCTTGCAAGTACTAACCATTGCCCGAAGTGTTTTATCCGGGATTTGGTTGAAATCGTCATGTATTGCAGTCATTATCTGCTTATACGATGCTTCGGATTTTACAGAAGTAACACTGGTAGGTTTACCTTTTAAAAATTCCATATAATAATATAAAAACATACATATATACTCTTTAAAATGTAAAATCAGTCTTCAAATATTCCATCACAACGCGTCTGCCTCCTTCATACATTTTACGCATCTGATCTGGGTCAATATGCGTGAAATGGGAATAAATTGCATCGTCCGGTGAAAAGATGTTTATGGTCACCTTGTCCTTTACAAATGTATTACAAGCCCTGTAACGCAATTGATCGAAATCAACCTCCAAATAACGTGCGATGTCCTTTAAATCATTTATCAAAGTACTCATCATCTGGTCCGTCATGACACGGAAAGACTCCTCGATCAGAGGTAAATGACCCATCGGTTGTGTTGCCTTGAAAAACAATTCATAACTATTAATTGGATAACATACCATCACATCGATAGAACAGCCGTCCGGGTGATTCTCAATAAAGGCAAAGATCTCCTCCACAGGTATCATGTGCCGCATTGCACCGTCTTGATACTTATGATCGCCAATTTTTATGGGAGGGAAGACAATTGGAACAGAGGCACTCGCCATAATTGCATGAGACAAGTCACTGTAAAATGTCTGGTACTCACAGGTATCTTTATTATACACACCCACCGTCAAAGGAGTATAACAGGAAGATTCGTCAAAATGCTCGCTTATCATCTTTCTCATAGGAGCATTACTATACAAAGAATCATAATACCACAATGCATCGATGGCATTGATATAAAACCCCCATCGAGTATGGGGTTCGACTACATGAAAGCCGCCTATCTCAAACAAATCCTTTGCAAACTCCATCTGTTTGTCAAACCTATCAGGAGGTACTTGAGACACTAAACCACCTACTAAAGAACCAGCACTAATACCTGAAATTTGCTTCCAATCCACTCGGGACTTGCCACCTATTTTATACAGCCCGTGTAACATGCCCACTAAAATGGCCCCACGGTCTCCACCCGCCGATAAAGCCAAAAGCCTAGGTCCACCAGAACGACTAGAACGGTCTTCCGTCATACATCTACATATATCGGTATATATATACTCAAAAACCTTCTATTATTATATATTTCATACATTATGCAACAATCCTTTTACGAAGAAAAACAATCACTGGATAAACAGCGGGAGGAAGCCGATCTAATTTACAAATGTTTCATGGACGAAAATACAAGTGCCCTTGACACGGTTATACGAGAAATAAAAGACCTTACACTAGCAGAGTTTTCAAACGCCAGTGACAGATTACGTAAAATGTTAACACGTTCATTAGAAACAAAATCGAGGATCGCAAAACACGGTGCATTACTATTCGGTCTTTACCTCACACCTGAATATGCAAATCGTCTGGTAAAAGAAGGGCGCGTTGACACCAACAGATTTCGTGAATATTATACGAGACACCTACCCACCATGTGTCAAGCGCATCTCAATGGACAACCAAAATTTGATTCCATGCAAGCATTTGTCGAAGAGGCGAGAGTAAGATACATAATCATATAATTATATTCATTAAACACAAAAAGTACTTATTAGTATATCTTTATCTATAGGGCAACACACCCTGTCATGTAATTGTTGCATCCATCGCTTCGCGGAATTATAGTCTTGTAAAGGTAAACGAAACAACTTGGGTGATTCTAGATATTTCATATACCCCTCCAGACAATAATTACGATGAATGCGTATACAATACGCTGGATCAGTTTGTAATTTACGACAAATCATCGTGTCTGTACCATTCGAAAATGTATATCTTGGTTCGTTCGCCTCTACACAGGTCCAAAATATGGCATCTGACCTCTCCACACTACGGTGATAAGGACGGATGATTATAGAAGGACGCTGGATGTATAAATCACCGACGGAAATCATTTTTATATGCTCTAGATAACATTGTTATTTAAACATACATTACCATAAAGCCACTTCCTTCACCACACATGTTAACAAATCGAGTCAAGGCTACCATCACAAAGTGTCCCGATACCTAAAACATTGTTGTTATTATATAAATAACATTGTTATAATTAACATATAAATAACATCGGATGTTTTATAATGGTTTGTCCCTCCTAAAATAAACAGGCATATTTACCTGCTAGCTAAAAATTAGACATAGGGGCGATTTGAAAAAAATTTTTTTTTTACTATTTTCTAATAACATGCAATAGCATATATGTTATTTAATGCTATTTTAACATACGCACAGCATGTTTAGG